AAAAGCACCGTTGGTTTTGGGATTCAAGTTTTGCAGAGAAGATGGAAGGATGGCTATTTCAAATGGCCTGGTGGTGGACCGATAAACGATTTCCCGTGTCGACCAAAACAATGGACGATTGGCCAGCCGACGGTCTCACGGTTGCTAATACAGCCCCCACTGCGGAAGAAGTAAATCCTCCTTGGGAAAGCTGGAAGTCATCGGACTTTACTGTCGTAGAAGAACCCAAGAAGAAAAAAGCTGCAAAGACAGCAACAAAGAAAAAGAAGACAACAAAGAAAGCATAATATGCCTACATACAGGTTTTTGGATACAGAGACCAATGAAGAGTTTGAAGACTTTGTCACCATTGCTCGTAAGACAGAACTATTAGAAAAGAACCCACATATTAAACAGCTACCCACAGGATTTGCTATTGTTAGTGGTGTAGGGAGTGTGGATTCTAAAACAGACAGCGGTTGGAAAGAGGTTCTTTCCAAAGTAGCTGAGGCGCATCCTGAAAGTGCTTTGGGTGATAGGTATGGTAGTAAATCTATCAAACAAATCAAAACACAGAATGCAGTTCATAAACATTTAGGGAGATGGAAAAACTTATAGACCGGTGGTAACACCAATCGACAACTTAACACTTCCGAGGTCCAATGAGAAAAAAGGCTAACACCAAGAATAAAAATAATGTGATTTACATTGACGGAATTAAAGTACCACAATTAAATCTAAGCCTAAAGAAAATACAACCATTAACGGAGAATCAATCAACAGCGTTTAATGCTTATAGCAAAAAAAGAAACCTCTTGCTGCACGGACTTGCAGGAACAGGAAAAACATTTATCTCGCTCTATCTAGGATTGAGCTCGATACTGAAACGCAATAGTGAGTATAGTAAAGTTACGATTGTACGAAGTGTAGTACCCACACGAGATATAGGATTTTTACCAGGTGATCAAAACGACAAAACCAAACAGTATGAACTACCATACAAAGCAATTTGCAGCGAATTGTTTGGTAGAGACGACGCATACGAAGTACTAAAACACCATCGACTAGTTGAATTTGTTACAACATCTTTCATCAGAGGAACGACAATCAACAATTCGATTGTTATTGTGGATGAATGTAACAACATGACTTTCCATGAACTGGATAGTATCATTACAAGAGTAGGTGTTAACTGTCAGATACTGTTCTGTGGTGACTATAGACAGTCTGATCTGTCTAAACAGCAAGAGCGTGAAGGATTGAAACACTTTATGACGATCCTTCATAAGATGGGATGTTTTGAACACCTCGAGTTTGACGAGGAAGATATCCTAAGATCTGATTTGGTTAAGCAGTACATAATTATGAAAGATAAATTAGGATATGATTCAAAAATTATTTGAGCAAGCTCAACACAAGTATCCTGTTCAGGAGCTTGAGGCTGAAATGGTTGACGGAGTAAGATATTACAAAACCCCATCAGGAGAGAAATATCCCTCCGTCACCACAATTCTTTCAGCACTAACAAAAAAACACATTGCTGCTTGGCGCGAAAGAGTTGGAGAAGAGAAAGCGCAAAAAATCTCTACTCAAGCTGCCCGTAGAGGAACCAATGTTCATAAGATAGCAGAGAAGTATATGTTGAATGATCCGACATATATTTCAAAAGATACAAACCCGTTGTCTATTGATATGTTTAAACAAATTCAGCCTATCATTGATAGGGATGTATCTATAGTGTATGGTAGCGAGATGCCGTTGTATTCAGATTATCTTCGTACAGCCGGTAGGTCAGATTTGTTTTGTCAGTTTCAAGGAACAAACACTATCCTCGACTTTAAGACAGCATCAAAACCAAAGAAAGAAGAGTGGATTCAAAACTACTTTCTTCAATGTACTACATATGCTATAATGATTGAAGAACTTTACAATGTTGTTGTTCCTACCATTGCTGTAGTCATTGCTGTGGAGAATGAGGATCCTCAGTTATTTGTAAAGAAAACAAAGTATTTCAAAGACGAGGTTATAAGAATCTTCGTCAATGAAAGAGGCGGAAAAGTTAATATTACATAAATATTAAATATGTTGCCTAAAATTGTAGGTTGTTGTATAGTAGTAACAAGTCTTAGCTGGAAGCAGCACCCGTCAGACAACTCTGACTTTGGACTGCAGAAGGATGACGATTTTTTAAAACTTAATTGGAGAAACTTATGAAAGCACTTACATTGATCGTTGCTGCACTTTTTGCTACTGCTGGTTTTGCTGCTGATAAAGCAGCAGAGAAGAAGGCTGAAGCCAAGAAAGACGAAAAGAAAGCCGAAGCTAAGAAGTAATAACAATATCCGGTCAGCACTGTGGGAAGCGCAAATAAGACTAGAACAAGGTTCGAATCCAAACCGGATATAAATTGGAGTATAAACCATGACAGTATTGATAGTATTTGCATCGCTAACAGTAGTGGCTCTAATCAGAATTTTTAGGTAAAGAGTTGTTGTAAAAAGTATACCGAGTCCGTAAATACCCGAACGGTTCAGAAGATAGTGCAATCTATTACCGGTATACTCATGTAAATTTACTTTGTTGTTGATTGTAAATTTACTTTGTTATTGCTGTATGAAGCAAAGAGAAAAGTGTTCTGGACGCGGGTTCGACTCCCGCCTGGTCCACCATAAGGAATTTTATGAAAAGCATCTATCACGGCACAGCGGCTGCAAATGCTAAACTTAAAGGTAAGAAATACAAACTCTTATCTTGCAAGTGCTGTGCATTGTTCAATCCTAAATGGGAAGAACGAGTGAAAGAAGCAAACAAAGAAATAAAATCTTTATGATGGGCCAGTCATGGTTTCGACAGGGCAAAGAGTAACGGAGTGGACAGCACGGTAGGCGATGACCGTAAATCAAGCAAACGTAGTAAATGCAAACGACGAAAGGTTTGCTCTAGCTGCTTAAGTAGCTAGATGGGGTTTCGCCAGCTGTCCTTATTACCAAATCAGCTGGTTTTTACTAACCACCAAGGAGTTACTATGAAATTATTGTTGAAAGCGTTATTTGTCGCGGTGCTTTTACAGAGCACATTGTCTTTTGGTCAATCTTTTACAATTGATCAACAACGTCATTTGCCCGATGCTAGTACAGCCACGAACAATCAACTACAACTATCTGTAGCTGCACCTATTAACGACACATGGGTTTTTCAGGCTGCTATACAAAACAACGTTAATAATCAAACACGTGTATCAAGCGATCGATATGCAGCAGGACTTCAGAAAAATTGGGGTCAAATTTGGGGACCGTTTAATGCTTATAGCAGGTTTGTTGTTGGACGAAAAATTGTGTCAACTGCTGATCCCGTATCTTATTATGAGTTAGAATCGGGTGTGATATACAACACACCAATTAACGGTTTAACAGTAAGAGGTGGTTATAATTACCGTAACGCATTCACTGTTTCTGATAGAGACCGTACTGACTCGTATCGATGGAACGCTGGCTACAAATTGACCAAGAATGATACTATTGGAGTACGTTACACTCGTCAGAATCAAGTTGCAGCTGGTGACGTGACTGCTGTTTATTACACAAGAAACTTCTAATGACAGGGCCTTTGGGCCCTTTTTATATTATGAACAAAGTAATTGGATTTACTTGTGGTACGTTTGATTTGTTTCATGCAGGTCATGTATCAATGCTTCGTGAAGCAAAGAATTGTTGTGACCATTTGATAGTAGGCATCCAAACGGATCCTACTGTCGATCGTCCTGAGAAGAATAAACCTGTTCAATCTGTTATTGAACGACAGATCCAGGTAAGTGCCTGTCGGTATGTTGATGAGATCATTGTTTATACAACAGAGGAAGATCTTTTAACCATACTGAAAACGATACCAATTAATTATAGGTTCGTAGGCTCCGAATACATGACGAAGGATTTCACAGGGAAACATCTTGAATACTCTGGAGCTCCTACTGTTGTGTACAACAAGAGAGAACATGCGTTTAGTTCAAGCAACCTAAGACAAAGGGTTGTAGACGCTAGCTAAAAAGAAGGAGGTTTGCTATGTTTGCAAGAACCTATCTTGCTACGGCTACCTTTGTACTCGTAGCTTCGTTATTAACTGGTGTTGGTACTATTTTAGTTAATACTTCGCCTATTCATTTTAATCTTAGCACTCAAGATTACATTGAAGAACAAAGACAGATTCAATGTCTTGCGAAGAATGTGTATTATGAGTCTGCTAATCAGCCAATCGATGGCATGTTGGGAGTAGCTTATGTTACAATCAACAGGTCGATGAGTGGGAACTGGCCAAAGGATCTCTGTGAGGTTGTCTATCAAAAGACTCAATCAGTGTGCCAATTTTCTTGGGTATGTGAAAAGGTAGGCGAACCCTACAAGAAGTATTGGGACCAATCTTATGCCGTTGCCAAACACGTTTGGTATAAGTATAATCCTGAAGCAGACCCAACCTTTGGTGCTAAGTATTTTCATGCAACATATGTGAGGCCAGGATGGAAAAGAGAAAAAACAGTTCAATTAGGCGATCACATTTTCTACAAATGACCGAAAAAATATCTATCAATTCTGTTATTGAAGTAAAAGACTTTTTACGGGAGATTGAGAATCTTGTCGTCGAAAAGAAAATGGAGTACATCGAAGCTGTGGTGTACTATTGTGAGAAACATGGTATGGAAGTGGAGACTGCTGGTCAACTAATCAAGCAGAATCAAAAGTTCAAAGCGAAGATCAGAGGAGAAGCAGAAGATCTTCATTTCTTACCAAGGACATCAAAGCTGCCTATTTAATATGATTCGTGATCTTGAGCAGGCCTTTCAGACATACAAGCTGTACGTTGCATTAAAGAACCATTTCACTTCACCATACTACGATTTCTTTAAGTATAATGGTGTTGTGAAGGCTGGTCGTTCTACGTTTGATCGTCGATCAGACAAATACTTCTTTGCTAAGCTGGCAAAGAAGCAAGACCTTCAAAACTACCTTGTGGCAAACTT